GGTGCTCCTTTCTCTGCCAAAGCCGATTGCTTGATAATCGAACGATCGACTAACCGCAGCCCCGGCGCTGTTGCGGAATATAACATCGAAGCCCGTTCGCGTCTTGTTAGAAATAACGTAATAGTCGCCCGTGTTCATATTCTGCGCGGCGATGGTCACCGACCGCAGTTCGCGGAAGCTGGGCGAGAAGACCACGGAATAAGTGCCCGCGCCGGAAACGATGTCGTTTCCTTTGGCGACCCGATCCGGCATATCGATCGTCGCGCTGAGGGAGGTCAGCGTCGGGCTTAAAGTCGGAGATAGACTGTTCATATAGACGCGAAACTTGATGTGTCGCGCGGTGTAATCTCCGACGACGAAGCGCCGAAACCCTTGATAAACCGGGGTCGCGCTGTCGACGATGGAATAGTTGATTTGCAGTTCTGTAAATACATCATCGCCGGTATCGCCGTTCACCATATCTGCGATCTGGGCTAGTGTCGTCCAAGTCGACATTGTGAACAGGTTTGCGGCTGTCCCGACCACAGCGTTGAAAGTCACGCGCGAGCTGTAAACCTCAGATAAATCCGTTTCACCGAACTCATAGTAACCTTCTGAGGCATAACCCGTGTCTGCGGTGAAACCTATATACTGGACAGATGCGAGCGTCACCCAGCTCGCCATGAAGTTTTGGCTCTGGAGCTGGAGCTTGTTGTCATAGACTTCGAGCGCGGTTTTTGTGCCCGCCCATGCGGGATTTTCAGTGATCGTGACCACCACATTTTGCGCGGCTGGATCTTCTAGTGATGCGTTAATATATTTTGCTTCGACTGACCGGTTTTGCAACACGTCAATCGGTTTGATCGCGTAGGATCCTGATCTGCTTGGCACAGTGAACGAACGCGCCTCCCGGGGAAGGCTGTTCCCCATCGCCGTCATGCTCTTCCAATCCGTGTTGCTCTGATCCGCAGAATAACGGATCTCATAGCCGATCACATCAGCGGGGATCGACAGATATGTCCACTGCACATAGGTGTGCTCCCCAATTGTGTTGATGGTGAAGGTATCGACGGCTGGAGGTTTAGCTGACGCGCCGATAACTGTATGGTTCGCGATCTCGACAAATGCGCTGGTCGTTCCCCCGACAAATCTGGTCGTTGCCCCGACGAATTCGCTGGTCGTTGCCTCATCAGGGCCGATGGCGCGAACGGCGATGTCATAATTTTTGCCGCTCTCGACAGGAAATATTTCGACATATGGGGTGTCGGCTGCCGAATATGGCATATAGGTGAACGGGTCATCTGTGCCTGATCTGCGGAACCGCGCTTGAAAAAATGCGGTTCTGGTGACTGTCCCGTCGGATGCTTTGGCTGTTTTGCCTGCCTGCACATAAAGAAAGATCGAGGGCACGACCGCGCCGCTTGAAGTGACTTGCAGCGCCGATTCGTCCGACACGACGCTTGAAATGAACGGGCGCGGCGGGCCAATGAATGACGCCGACACCGGATCAGATAGGATCGCAGTATATTCTGGGATCTTGTTTGCCGCATTGTAAATCGCGGGAGAATAGGGCACGCAAGTGACAGCGGCGGCGAGGTCATCGAGGTATTCGATCCCCGCGATCAGAACTTCTAGGCTCTCTAGGTTCTGCTCGCCGAACTGGAACAGATCCCCGGGATCGACATTTGACCCGCCGCTATTCACTTCCACAGTGTCGCTGGTCACTGTCGTGCCTGATGCCGCGACTGTCAGCGCGCGGGTCGTGCCCGTCGCGGTTTCGCGGATCCGCAGCGTGTAGGTCTTGCCCGCTTCGCGCGTGACCGGCTCGTCAAGAACTATCGTATTCGTGGCGCGCGAAACGACGCGCCCCGACATCTGGCCAATCCCCGGCACATCATGCGTCAGTCGGCACAGATCCCCGCGCATCGCAACGAGATGTTCGATGTCGAGTTCGAAACTGAAGACCTCTGGGCGCAAGCGCGCCGATGCGATGTAGTGCCTGCCCAGTTTGAAAACATTCCTCGAATTGGTCTGGCCGGGCAGATCTATCAGCTGGAAGGTCGTGGCGTTTGCGGCGTTGAACCCATCGTCATAGACGATGAGTTCATCTTCGCGGTAGCCCTTGCTCTTGTTAAAGAACCGGATCCGCAGCGCGTCCGGGATCTCGTTATAGATGATCTGTCCGGCGAAATTGCGGGTGTTGCGCGGAGTGAAATGTTGAATGACTGTCGAGCGCGCCTTTTCAATGATCACTGTCCATTTGTCGTCAACATAGGCGGGGCTTGCTTTGCCTGCGTTCGCGACGTCTTGCAGCAGATCGCGCACCGACAGTTGGAAGTCGATCACTTGATCGAACGCAAATCCCTGTGCTTCACAGAACTCATACCATGCGCCCAGTTCTTCGTTGTTGATGTTCGCGCTCTTGACCGGCTTTTTGTTCGGCGCGCCCGTGAGAACATAGCGAAAAATTGCAGCGGGGTTTGATGTCGAGACTAGGGGCGTGACCCATGCAGACCCGTTCCATGTTCTAATCTTGAGCGAAACAATCGCATTTAGTTGATCCACCACGCCGTTAAGCTGGTCTGTCGCTTTGATGCGAAACGCGCTTTTCGCGATACCGGACAATAGCACAGGCTCTGATCGCGTGTTGAATGATCTGAGATCAGTCCAGATGCAGCCGTCGCTGATTTTCGGGTTGCTCGATTGCGGGGCAAAGCGTTTGACCCGCACCTCATATTGCCCTGACGTGAGCCCGCGCTGGCGCTTTGACACGCGTTTCACCTGCGCGGTGTCGTCTTTATAGGTTTCATCGAACCAATCTGTAAAAGAACCCGCGCCCATAAGCCGATACTGCCCGATAATGCGCACAGAAGTGTTGATCCGCTGGCCTTTGTCGTTCTGTTTGAACAGCCCGGCGGGGAATGTGAATGTGGCTCCAATCTCCGTCGTGAAAAGCGGCGTCCTGCGTTCGACAAAGCTGGTCGTCAGGCGGATTGACAGATCCTCTTGGCTGGCGTCCGCTGGGTAAAGGTCGAGCTGGGTCTCTGTGCCGTCAAAGTCGTGTTCTGTTTCGACATCGGCGTAATCTGCGATCGGCGTGTTGCCGATCTTGATGTTAGAAACTGAAACCGGCCCATAGCCCCAAATCAGCACAAAGCGCAGATATTGCGCATTGCCGACGATCTCTGTGTAGGGGGTCGCGCCATAAGGCGGAACCATGCGATGCGTGCCCAGCACGACAGGAACAGTCTGAAACGGCGTTATGCCGTTGCGCGCCGAGCTGATCCCATATGTCGGGCTTTCAGTGCGGCTCTGCGTCTGACGCGGGCCGATCAGCGCCGAAGCTGCATAAGTGATCGCGATTGAGATCGCCGCGCCGGCGATTGATGCGCCGAGCGTGCCGGCTGCAAAGCCAAGCGCGGTGGTGATCGTCGGAGCAAATGCAGTTCCGAGGATCGAAATCAGCGTGACGGGATCCTGCGGCACGATGCGCAGATATACCGAAGAGCCCGACTTCGGGCGGATCTTTGACCAGAGATCGGGCTCGATGTAATCCCCCCCGATGAACGCGCTGATGTGGTCGCGGTCAAGCTCGTCTGGCACAAGCGCCGCAACCAGATCCGCGAGCGTGCCCATTGGCGCGACGCGCACGACCAGCCGGCCCCCTTGAGATAGAGGGTTCAGAACGAGGGTGACCTCGATATATTCTGCGAGCGCGCTCTGGTTTGGGTGGGTAAGATCATTCAAGGCGATATGCTCCGATCACGCGCTGTAAGAAGCGGTTGTCCCCCTTATAGCGAGAAATGCAGGATCCGATAACCTCTTCTGCATGGAGCACGAAGCCGGGCTGCGCGACGATCCCGCAATGCGTGGCGCGCCGCTTGCCCTTATAGAACCCCCACATATGCAAGACATCCCCGGTCTGCACATCTGCGATGTCGATCTGCACGCCTGTCGCGGCAAAATCAGAAAAGGAGCCCGCGCCGCGCTCGATCTGGCTCTCCATCTCATTGTGGCGCGGCAGCTTGATCCTGTAGACTTCTTTGTAAACCAAGCAGACAAGCCCCCAGCATGACGCGCCTTCGCGCGTCGCCCCGTTCCATTTGAACGGGATCCCGACATAATTGTTCCACCAGTTAGAAGATACCGGGGAAGGTAGAGGGCGAGAAGGTTGCACTTGGGAAGGGCTCCGTGAGGAAGTTGTCGATTGTGAGGTCGATGTTCATCGCGTCTGCGTTATAACTGACTGACGCCGCGACAAGTCCGGAAACGCTCTGCAAGATGGTGTTGGGCGCGCTCGCGTCGATCACCTCCAGTTTGAACGCGGGCCTCTCTCGCTGCCCTGCCAGCGTGCGCAGGATGTTGAGTTCGCTCGTGACGTGCGACAGCGTGAGGCGCGCCCGCACTTGCAGCCCCGGGTCGTCTGGCGGGAGCGTCACGGCGAACGGAAAAGCGATATAGGTGTTGCCGCCGGATGTGATGTTCTCTGTGTTGTTGACCAGATAAAACGTGTCGAGATCACTGTGCGTGATCTCAAGCAGCACCAGAAACGCGCGCGCCGTCGTCTGCGAGTTCACGGCGGTGATAACAGCGGTGGGAAGGGTGCGCGCCATTACGGGAGCACCTCCAGCACGATCTCAATGCGCCACTGCCCAGTGCCCGCCGTGCCCCCGCCAGAGACGGCGGAGAGGGAAGGCGGCGACACGAAGCGCGCTGAGATGGTCGAGAAGTCCGCCGGGTCGATGAAATCGAAGGCGTCCGTGCCTTCGGAGATCGTCGTCTTGTAGAATGCGTCGAACGTCGCGCGCTGTGTGCCCGTCAACAGCATCGTGCCCGACAAAAAGCGCGATGTTGCGGTGAACCGCTTGCGCTGCTTATAGGGGCCGGTTTCGGTCTGCGAACGGATGAAACCTTGTTGCCGGGTGTCCTGCACGCCGACCTCGAAATATTGCGGAAGTGATCCGGGCCATATTGCCATGATTTATCCCCTTTGCTGCAAGCGCCCGCCCAGCCCGAACGTCGTTCGGATCGCGCGATAGCTAGGCCCGCCAGAAGTGATGTCCTGCGCGATGGCGCGGCCAATCTCGACGACGAGGTTCCCCGCGCTGTCAGAGGACGCCGTGGCCTCCTGCCCGCTGTAATTGTTGATGATGACATTCGGCGCGCTGTTGCCATTCGCTGCCGACACGCCCAGCTTGCCATCCGCGCCGCGCGCCAACGGCATGATCGCCTCCGGCCCTGCTTCGCCCATCAGCCCGACGCCATTGGCGAAAGGGAAGATTGTAGGCCCGCCGACGACGCCGCCGTTCGCAAAGGCGGTGACGCCTGCGCTGTTAAACACGCG